TATAACTAATTTCGTTTTATCTCTCATATGGCACCAGCTTTTATATTCAGGAGTGCTAGTACGACCATGCCGTTCGTTCTTGGTATATAATGGGTCGCCGTGAAACTTTAGGCGCTGGCCGTGAGTAGTGCAGTAGCCACGCCACCATATAGATTTCTTACAACTCTCTATTTTGCAAGTGTTCAACATACTGTGATTGTAACACAGATCGTTGGTATTAATCAATAGTTCGAGCCTGCGTAGGTGTTGGTCAATACACAGGTATAGATTGCAGCATAGGCGTTGGCTGCGTCATAATTGGCTTTGAATTTAAGCTTTTGACCAACAATATCGTCGAGTTTGCGATCTTGTTCCCATTCGCTAAAGTCTACTCGTGGGAATTGGAACTGTAGTTTGGAGTTAGAAGCACGGTTAAATGTGATTTCCATCGCCTTGTAAGTGCCATTCAACATGAGTTGGCGGTAGGTATCATCAGTCTTGTTTAGTACAATCTCGCCTTCCACGCTAAATTGATGGTTCAGGATTGCCTTTGGTTCGGCAGTTCCGGTAGTATTATCGAAGTCAGCATTAGCTTGGATTTTTAATGTGAGTTTCTTTAGTGGGATATTGGCTGCACCACTGAGACCGGCGATGTTTGCGCCAAGTGCGAAGTATAAGTGCTGGTGCAAGAACTTGTTACCAAGCGTGGTATAGACTGGCGTCAGAGTAGCCCAATCACGGCTCACACGGCTTTTAAAGCTTGCTTTGGCCTTTGCTATGCCTTCTGGCTCAACAGTGATTTCTAGGCCGTCTATGACGCAATAAGGAAATATCTTGTATTGATCAGGGTCGCCATAAGCAATACTTAGTGATTTATGAGTATTGGTGTTAGTTAGAGCGTATGTCTGGGTATAGGTTGGCCCACCGGCGGTAGTAGGCGATGCGCCAAGTAGACTGGTCAAAAATAGGCCAATCTGGTAATCGTTCATATCAAATTCAATATCGCCTTCGGCGTAGCGATTGGTTACTAGACTTGAGTCGCTATCCTCGATGCGGCCAAGCCCTTCCATCTCACGAGCGGTGGAAGTTTTGTCGTCAAATGAGATCGAATTAAATGGCACCCAGAAGGTCGGCGTTACAATTGTACCTGCCGTCGCTTCTTTAGCTATACCTACATTGCCTAGTCTGCTTACAAATTTTGTCATAGTTAATTTTTAGCGTAGTGTTTCTAAGTTCGTCAAGAGGTTAAGTGGTGACATTGTAATCAGTATTAATTAGTAAAGTGATCTGCACACCTTTAGCCTTGCCTTTTTGCATATCAACTGTACCCCATTCAGCATCAGCGGCATCAACGAATAATACTGTTGTATCACCAGCACTATATATAGCATTCAGTGTAGTTATAAATGTCTTGTCATCTGTTAAGTTGATTATCTGATCAACTACATCATTAAGGGTATTCTCAGCGTACTCAACACGTTGAATTGAATTGTCTTTTACAAAATCCTCGCCTAATGGGAATAAACACATTACATTAAAACCATATACACGACGATTCTCGGCTGTTGTTACAAAACTACCATTAAGGTTAGAAGTAGTTACCCAGACTGCCGGCCAGCCATTAGGATCAAGTTCTTCATAGCCATAGACAGCCTGAACTGTAGATAAAGCACCAATACTGGTGACTAGTTGTTTTTTAATATCAGTTGATACACTCATACCATTCTCCCAATCTTATCAAAGACGTTTTGTACTGATTTAGTCAAGATGTTGTTTATCTCGTAACCTATAGCCTCCAGCGATTCTTTGAGCCAAGGCTGTGCTCGTTGGAACCTAGTACCTTCGTGGACAAATACTGCATAGTCAGCAGTAGGGTAAACTTCAGCCTTCATATCTAACCCACTCCCAGACACATCAAAAACATGTGATGCTCGCAAGTAACCAGTTGCAACAGGTGCGTGTAACATGGCTGATTGTTGCAAAGTAATAGCTGATTTAGTTAAGCCAGCTCGTAACTCAACTTGCATTAGCTCCGGTGCCATACCAAAAGCTAACTTGATTTGCTCGGCATTCTCAATTTTAAATTTTATTTCGGCCATTAGTCCATACTCACTAGAGTTAGTTCTTTACAATCGACAATCCCGAAGCCCTCCCAACGGGACACTCCCTTGACCGAATAGCGCTTGGCATTTAGGTCACTACTATCGGTAACGACTATCTCGTCACCTTCCTTAACATCAGCATCAACCTCAACATAACCCAGCTAGGTTTTGCCGACAGATTGATTCTCAAATTTAGTACGTTCTAGACTAGCCGGAGTTATGTCAGATGGTATTACAGTACCGGTGGCACTTACGTTGTAACGATTGCTAGAGCCAATTCGCCGATTACGATAGACTGTAATCTCATGATTAGTGAAAAAAAGCGCCACACTATTTATCCTCTAGTATCGGTAAGTTTACATATCTAGCCAAAGTATCATCGATGCCCAGATTCTTGATTAAGCTACCACCCTGCATAGGCTGAAAGTATTCGATGCTTTTTGGCCCTTGATCTTTTTTCTTAACAGCCACACCGGTTGTACCATTCTCTACCATAAATGCAGCTAAAGTTGCACAAGCCTCAGCTAGATCAGATGGTATGGTATTGAAACCTGCACTATAAGTAACTCTATATAAGTTCCAGTTGTAAAAGAACCCAATCACTGCATCAATTACTCCGGCAGCGTTATCCACAAAGTAATCTTGGCTGGCTAAAGTTGTCCAAGAGCTAATATTTTGAGTAGTATTTCTTTGTTCAAGAGAAGTGAAAGTAATAACCGGTCTAGCCCGAAGGGATAATTGGTTGGTGCCAGAACCGTCATATTCTTCATTAGTATAAGTAGTAGCAGCAAAATGGTGGTCATTGTTCAGATTACAGTATGATTCGATCATATCAGTGGCCTGATTGATCTTACGTTTGATTAGATTATCTTTGGTGGTGTTGCCGGCATCAATACTTAGCGACTCTTTGACATCCGCTAGAGTTGTCAATGCCCACGAATTTAAAGCTGTCATTTACGCCTCGTTTTTGTGCGACTTAGAGTTTTATAATCTTTGGGTGTCATATCCTTACTCAACATAGCATAGCCTCTTTGAACATAGTCTGTGGCCAGCTCATCATCAAGATTTACTGTATCGCCTTGTCTGTATCCGTTTTCGTCTTTAATAAACTTAATTCTTTTCATAACACCCCCACTCAAGGGCTATTGCTAGCCCAAGAGTTGAGGTACTAAGGAGTACCCAGACCAGTCACTTTGCGGAAAGCGTTGGTAAGTGTAAGCTCACCATCAACACGCTTCTCAATACGTACAAACGTCAAATTACGCTCGAACGCACTCTGGCTACCAACTGTTGCCTCGGTTGAGGTATCAACTTGGATACCTTGTCGATCACAGATTACATAGTAGCTAAAGTCACCAAAGTAAGCAGTTCCACCAGCAATATCATTTTGCTCGTAGAGAGGTCGGCCCATAAGGGTCAATTGTGGAGAGTCACCTAGTCGGCTGGTTAGGTAGTTACCATTGCTATCTTTGAGTGTGATAACACGCTCTAGAGTTGCGCTGTTCATTACCCAGACACCACGAGCACGATAACCCTGTGGCAATCGTACCCAAGCTTGCTTGATGGCATCAGCACGTTGTGCGTCAGTACCACCGGCAGCTACAGCTGGCCCAGCGATTGTATAACCGCTCATACCAGTTGGTTGGCCTGATCCTGAACCGACAAAGAAGGCCTTATCTTCAGTCACACCAATTGCTGTTGCAGCCAATTGAGCAACTTTGTTCACGATACTGCCACCAACACCCATAGTTGCATCAGCTACCAACTCGTTTGATAGAGGTATGATAGTTGCGAGACTATAAGGTGTAAGTACATTCTCACCAAAGTCCACAGTTGAGGTATTCTTAACTGCGGCTTCTGATCGCCAGTTAGCTTTTGGCCGGTTAGCGATATTTGGCAAGTGATAGGTGTCAGTATTTGTGGTTTCGATAGTGGCGATTTGACGCATAACTGTAGCATCAACAATGTCCTCTACGAGCATGTTTGCAAACTCTTCGGGAACAACGTATCCACCACGAGAACCAGTACCTTCAACCAAGACTTGCAGCTTTTGCACATCACCAGTCAACCAAGCTTGTACAAAGTTGACAGTTTTTTGAGATACTTCAGTAACAGCCTTACCACGAGCTTTGCGCTCTGGCATGGCGACTTTAATATCTTCAAGCTCTTCTACGGTCTTTTTGCCGTATTTGCTATCAACAATAAACTTGGGTGATTTGGTAACTTCAATCTTGGCGTCTTCGGAGACTTCTAGACCTTTGTTCAATTTAGCAGTCAAAGCATCAATTGATTTGCTCAAGCGTGATTCGGCCTCTTCTACGGCCTTGTCAGCTAATTTCTTAGCAGCTTCGTCTAAAGCCTTCTCTTCGTTATCATCTTCGGCTTTGGTTTTGAACTTGAACAATTCTGAGACTTCTACTTTGAGTCCCATCCTGATACTTTCCTAAATGGCTACTTTACTTAGCTTCTCCTGCAGTTCTCTGATTCTGCCCATCTAATTCACCTTTCAGCGAGACAATCATTTGATCGCCCGCTTTTTTGATGATTTTTGCAGTTCGC